TGTATTTTCAAACAGGAAGTATTGTAGGGAGATCTTTAACACAAGATGGTGATTTAAATAGGGGTAAAGTTCCTATTCAAGAATTACAGTCTTCAAGTGGTATGGCTAAAATACAATCTTTAATATCTACTTATCAATATTATTTACAAATGATAAGAGACGTTACAGGTTTAAATGAAGCGGTTGATGGTAGTACACCAGATAAAAATGCTTTAGTAGGATTGCAAAAAATGGCAGCCGCAAATTCAAATGTGGCTACAAGGCACATTCTTAAAGCTTTAATGTATATAACCATTAAAATAGCCGAAAATGTAAGTTTACGAGCTAATGATGCATTGCAATTCCCATTAACAAAAGATGCATTGCTCAATAGTATTAATACATTTAATGTTAATACTCTTGAAGAAATGGAAAAAGTAGCCATGCACGACTTTGGTATATTTTTAGAATTAGAGCCGGATGAAGAAGAAAAAGCTAAGCTTGAACAAAACATACAAGTAGCACTTCAGTCGGGTGGAATTGATTTAGACGATGCTATTGATGTAAGACAAATATCAAATTTAAAATTAGCTAATCAATTATTAAAGCTCAAAAGAAAAGAAAAAAGCGCAAGAGATCAACAAATTGCTCAAGCTAATATTCAAGCTCAAGCACAGGCTAATGCGCAGGCCTCAGAAGCATCAGCATTAGCGGAAGTTCAAAAACAACAAGCTTTAGCCGAAACAAAAGTACAGATTGAAAAAGCTAAATCAGATTTTGAAATTGCCAGAATGGAGCAAGAGGCATTAATTAAGAAACAATTAATGGCAGAAGAGTTTAATTATAATATACAATTAGCTCAGGTGCAAGCATCTGCAACAACAAAAAAAGAACAAGAAATAGAAGATAGGAAAGATAAACGTGTAAAAATACAAGGCACACAACAATCAGAACTTATTGATCAAAGAAAAAACGATTTATTGCCTAAAAATTTTGAATCAGCAGGTAATGATAACTTAAGTGGCTTTGGCTTAGAACAATTTGAGCCAAGGTAAATTTTATTAATTAATTTTATATTATCATATTATGTCAACAGAAGTAAAACAAGAAGGAGATTTTAAAATTAAAAAAAGAACTCCAAAAAAATTAACAGGTGAACAAGATATTATTAAAGTAGATCTTTCTAACCCACCAGCAGAAACAAAAAAAGAAGAAAATGCCGTTCAAAAGCAAAGCGCAGATGAAGTACCTGTACGCGACGAATCCAAAACTAGCGAAGGAATTCGAGAAGGAGACGAGCAAGCAGCAGATGAAAAACCTACCGGACAAGATAATAGCAATGCTAGCGAAGCAGCGGTAGATTCTCCTATTCAAGTTATTGAAGATGAAGAAGATAATTCTGAAAAGACAGGAGTGGATGGAAGCGATGAAATTGCCCCTACCACATCGCAACAAAAAGAAGTATTACCGGAAACAAAAGCACAAGAACTTCCTGAAGGAGTAGATAAGCTTATAAAGTTTATGGAAGAAACAGGGGGTACTGTTGAAGATTATGCTAGACTCAATGCAGATTACTCTAATGTAGATAACAATACATTATTAAGAGAATATTATAAAACAAGTAAACCTCATTTAGATTCGGAAGATGTAAATCTATTATTAGAAGATTTTACTTGGGATGAAGAAGTCGATGAGGATAAAGACATACGCAAGAAAAAAATAGCGTATAAAGAAGAAGTTGCAAAAGCCAAAAACTTTTTAGAGCAAACTAAGAGTAAATATTACGAGGAAATTAAATTAAGACCTGGTGTTACTCAAGAGCAACAAAAAGCTACTGACTTTTTTAACCGATACAATGAAGAACAAAAGCGTAATGACGCGGTTCGAGAAAGTTTTATTAATACAACTAAAGATTACTTTTCTAATGATTTCAAAGGTTTTGATTTTAAATTAGGAGATAAAAAAGTTAGATATGGTATTAAAGACCCTGAATCAACTGCTGATAAACAAAAAGATCTTACAGACTTTGTTGGGACGTTCCTAGACAAGAATGGTCAAATGAAAGATCCGGCTGGTTATCATAAAGCAATTTACGCTGCCCGCAATGCTGATACTATGGCAACACATTTCTATGAGCAAGGCCGTGCCGATGCTATAAAAGATCAAATTGCAAAATCTAAAAACATAACTACTGAACCAAGGCAGACTGCCCCGGGGGATGTATTTGTTAAAGGATTAAAAGTAAAAGCCATTAGCGGACTAGATTCTTCAAAACTTAAAATTAGAACAAAAAAATTTAACAACTAAAATTTAAAACATGGCAAATGTAGTACCCTCGTTTGGGTCAATTAAACCTAGTCAGAAACAACAGGTTCTGTCTACAAATTATCTGCAATTTACAGATAAAGCTGGCGACGATTTTTCAGATTTCGCGGCACAATATCTTCCTGAGATCTACGAACAAGAAGTAGAGCGATATGGAAACCGAACTCTTTCTGGATTTCTACGTATGGTAGGAGCAGAAATGCCTATGACTTCAGATCAAGTAATTTGGTCAGAACAAAATAGATTACACATTGCTTATGACAATGTTTCAAAACTTGCAAACAACGTTGATCTACAATTTGCTCTTAACGCGACTGCTGGTCCTAATTTTGTTGATAACGTAGTATCTGCAAATCAAACAATTGTAGTAATGAATCCCGCTACAGGTGCTGAAGTAAAAGCTTTAGTTACTGCTAGTGTTGGATCTAACGCCGCTGCGAGTGCTAATGGTACTCTTACTGTTGCTACTTACACAGGAGCTAATCTTTCTACTGCTCTTGGAAGTGCCGGTGCGGTACTAACTGGTCTTAAGATATTTGTATATGGTTCTGAATATAGAAAAGGAACTGGTGATGCTGATATTAGAAGCGTAACCCCATCTTTTACTCAATTTAACAATTCACCAATTATTATTAAAGAAAAGTATGTGGTCAATGGATCAGATATGGCTCAGATTGGTTGGGTTGAAGTTGCTACTGAAGACGGAACTTCTGGATACCTATGGTACTTGAAAGCTGAGTCTGAAACTCGTTTGAGATTTGAAGATTATCTTGAAATGTCTATGGTTGAAGGTGAAAAAGCTGCTGCAGGTTCTGGAGTTGCTGGTATTGCTGCTGACTATGGCGGAACTGAAGGTCTTTTTGCTGCTATCAACTCTAGAGGTAATGTACTAAATAACTTTAGTGCTGCTGCTGGTCTTGGTGAATTTGACAGTATTCTTAAAAATCTTGACACTCAAGGTGCTATTGAAGAAAATATGCTTTTCTTGAATAGAAAAACTTCTTTAGATTTTGATGATATGCTAGCTTCTATTTCTTCCGGTATTGGAGGAGGTACTGCTTTCGGTCTATTTGAAAACTCTGAAGAAATGGCTTTGAATCTTGGTTTTTCAGGATTTAGAAGAGGTTCTTATGATTTTTACAAAACTGACTGGAAATATCTTAATGATGCTTCAACTAGAGGTGGAGTAGCTGTTTCAGCAATTGATGGAGTTCTTATTCCTGCTGGTACATCAACTGTATACGACCAAATTTTAGGTTCTAATATTCGTAGACCTTTCTTGCATGTTCGTTACAGAGCTTCACAGACTGAAGATAGAAGAATGAAATCTTGGATCACAGGATCTGCCGGAGGTGCTTATACTTCTGACATTGACTCTATGGATGTTCACTTCTTGTCTGAAAGATGTTTATGTGTACAAGGTGCTAACAATTTCGTATTGTTTACTGCATCATAGTTTTTCTGATATTAATTACCTCCGCTTAATTGCGGGGGTAGTTTTTATTTCTTTTTAATTATTTAATTTTATTATATCATGGCTAAAAAAGCTACCCAAGCAGTAAAAGATATTGAGGTTGCACCTCAAGTAATTGAAACAAAAGAGGTTGCAAAACCTGCGGCTAAAGTATCAGCACCTAAAAAACCACAGTGGGAAATTAAAGACAGAACATATTTATTAAACGGTCTTAAAACTCCATTAACATATACTATAGCATCTCGTCACACGAATCGCTATCCTTTATTATGGTTTGATAAAGAAAAAAATGAACAAAGAGAATTAAGGTATGCAACTAATCAAAATTCGCCTTTAGTTGATGAACAATCAGGTGAAGCAACATTAGGACATATTGTTTTTAGAAATGGTACATTAACCGTAACTAAAGAAAAACAAAATTTGCAAAAATTATTATCTCTTTATCATCCAATGAAAGGAATAAAATATAACGAGTTTAATCCTGTAGAAGAAGCTGTAGACGATTTAGAAACTATTGAATATATAATTGAAGCATTAAATGTTGCAAGAGGTATGGATATAGATCAGGCCGAAGCTATTTTAAGAGTAGAGGTTGGTTCTAAAGTATCTGACATGAGTTCTAAGGAGATTAAAAGAGATCTTTTAATATTTGCTAAAGAAAATGCTCAGCTGTTTTTAGAGTTGGCTAATGACGAAAATGTGCAATTAAGAAATGTAGCTATTAATGCTACAGAATTAGGTCTTTTAAGTTTATCGCAAGATCAAAGAACTTTTTCGTGGGCTAAAACGAATAGGAAAATAATGAATGTTCCTTTTGATGAAAACCCGTATTCAGCTATGGCTGCATTCTTTAAAACAGATGAGGGTATAGAGGTTTACAAATCTATAGAGAAAAAACTTCTATAACGTGTAATATTTATAATATGTAGAGCCGTCTTTTGGCGGCTTTACTATTATATAACAAAAAACAAAAATGGCAATAAACGTAAATACTGTATATCAAACAGTGTTGTCTATTTTAAATAAAGAACAAAGGGGGTATATGACTCCTGATGAATTTAACAAAGTAGGGACACAGGTTCAACTTGAAATATTTGAAAAATATTTTGAAGATTTAAATCAACAGGCTAGAGTTCCTCAGAGCGATTTCAACTACGCTGATAGACTAG